CATCAAAAACTTGCATAATATATCTACACATGCCTTGTTTATTTTGCGTGTTTGACCATTTGCAGTTTCATATGTTATATTGCTCAAACATGATGCATCTTTCTCAATACATGATATTAAATTCGGTATCGTTTTGAAATGTTTCATAATTGCAATAGCTGTGACAGAACTTATTCCTGGAATTTGTGATATCATAATTTCACCAATATTATCAGGGTTTATATTCTCCTTCTTTGCCTTTTTTATTACGCTACAATAACTAGGGATGCTGTTTTCATTTGTTGTTGAAATTTCTTTGTTGTTTTCTTTTTCTGAATAAAACGATGGTTTATTTGTTTTTTCTAACTTTAACAGCGTATTACAAACAAAAATAGCAGTTTCATCTACATTAAATGTTCGTATAACCGAAAACCCTTTGTGATAATTGAGAGAAATCATTGCTGAATAAACTGACAAATTGAAGTGTGTAACAATGTCTCCTTCGATCAAATACATAATGTTATGATTGTGTAAACTAAGGCCATTTAATCTATATGATTGTTCATTATAACGTCCATCTTTTATACTAGATAACAAATCATTCACTGATTTTCTCTCAATTATCAATAAATCTTTATCTCCTCCTTCTCCGTCATATCCTAAATAAACAATATCTCCAAGATCTAGAGGTTCGATTTCAAATGTTATATTGTTAAAATGAGGGACGTTTTTTATGTAATGATTCATTTTTTGGATCAGTTCGTGCTCTCTGTTATCTATCTTTAGTTTCATTGAATCATATAATACAAAAGTATTAGATGATTTTTAAATTATATTATTTTTGTTTGTATTTAATGGATCATGTGCATACGATGAACCTGACGAGGTCCAAGCGTATAATCACACCTCAACGGAGCAGTAGAGATAGTCCTTGCGAGAATGTGTCTCGTAGAATGTATCCCTACAACGCGAGAAAGACCAGTCTTCTTGTTTCCACCACAAGTAGCACGAGTTACTAAAGATGCTTGATGACGCGCCATTTTCGAACCAGACATTAACACCATTTATATATATTGAAAAGATATAAATTATATTCACAAGAAATAATTATATTTATATAATAAATTAAAACCTTTCTAAATTTAGTCATTAAACATGTTTTTGTCTATAAAATCTGTTAGTTTCTGGCTTATTAATGTCATATTGGTTGTTAGCACGCGTTCTGTTTCTAATACTATGGCTATATCCTTCAACCCAGGTAATAACTTTGATAGAGGATTTGCTATAGTTGGTTTAAAGGGTCCAAGTATTACTGATCCAGATACATCAGTATATAATATTTTACCTGTATCCTCGTCTACCTTTCCACTAATTATGATTTTATTTGATGAAATATCCACATAATAATTACCCGATGCATCCAAAGGAAAAACACCTGAAACTATTTCAAGCGTAATTAAATTTTTACTTATTAAATTTTTAACCAACCCATGAAATCTAATTTTCCATTTTTCAGAATTTTCACCCGAAGCATTATAATGCATACAAAATGCAAGAGCTACAAAATATGTAGCATCCTCAACTCCGCAACTACATAATTTTGTTTTATCGACTCTTGATAATTCAAGTTTTCTAGTCAGCAAACATTTATACGTATGAACAAATTTATTCAGAAAATCACTAGTTATATATCCACCTTTATCCCAAATTTTTAATATCTCCTTTGTCATAGATACAAATTCAATAACTGCATTTTTTTTGTTACTACGTGTTTTACCTCTAGAAGTTCTGATATTGTTGAGTTTTCTGAAATCTCGCGATCGTTTATCCTTGTCAATTGAAATCTCAGATATTCCACTATCAGCATCAGATTCACAATGTTCTGACAATGACGAATAAGATGTAGCAGAATCGGACTCTGTATCAGAATATGAGGAAGAGTCAGAGTCAGATTCTAAAGAGTCGCTGCATGATTCTGAACTTGAACTAGAAGACTCGTGTTTTTTATATACATCCGCACACCCATGTTTTTTATGTTTCGTCATTTTATTCTTTTTCGTCATTTTATATTATATGAATGTAAATAAATAATTAAACCAAACACATGTTCCCAGAGAATCTCTAAATTTAAATATTATAAATAAACAAATATATCTGTAATAAACCTTTTTATAAAAATTTATTACAATGGCGTGTATGTCTAAATGTATGTATTTTGTATTACACGAGTTATTTACACGTCATTATTGTTGCAATCTTGGCATATTTTTCCAAGTTCAACATAACGATCGCGTTGTTCTTGTGAAAGCGTTTTGAACTTTCGTATATGCTTGTTTGTCAGGTTTATGTTCTTATTATTATATGTTGAATTCAACGACGTCTCAAACACCTGTGCACCTACCTCAGTGAGAAAAATCTGATTTGTCTTGTTATAAAACAATACAGGTTCGTCCTCATCATTTAAATCAACAACACCACAACTACAATGTTCGACATGCTCAATATCAATACCTTTTTTACAACGAATATCTGTGTCATCTATATCACTCAAATAATCTTCAAAAAAAATCTTTGCCTGTTCTTTATTTTCGAACACAAATAATTTTGGCGGGTTTATTTGTATAGGAGTATATCTCTTCTGGGTTGCTGGATCTTCGTATGCCTTGTACTCATTGCATCCTTCGTGTTTACAATGTACTATTATATATTTCACCATTGTTATTATTTATTGTTATAATTCTAGATTGTTTTTATCTAACATATTTGCCAGTCTTTGCAAACGAATCCACAATAAAAATTATGAATATACCTAGGAATGAATATAACACGACCTCCTCAGTTACATTGTTCGTTCTCTCGTCTTGTTGTTCTTCTAATAGGTTTATCATATAGTTTATTTTGGTCAAGAGTACGTCATTTGTATTAATTTCTGACATGTTCGCTGATTGCTGTCTATACCCAGGAATAACCTTGTTATAATACTCGTCATTCTTTTTAGCCGTACCATAAACAGACTTTATGTTGTTCATATCCAAATTACTATCTTCATAAATGGGGCGCGGCGGGCTTCCCGATACACGATAAGTCTCCTTACCCTTTGTTCGTTCTTCTGTTTTTTCAACACCTGACGAAATTGGTGGTGGTGGAGGTTTGAAATCATCTAAATTATTACCATCTTCTGATTCACCAGAATTATTATGTATTTCCTCTAAAGCATACTTTACACGCTGATTATCTCCACCACCCAAATCATGTCTCTTCTGAGTTTTATTATGTGTTAATGTTCGTTTTTTTTCAATCAAACTATTAATCGATTCATCATTTGTTTCATTGAAAGGAGCTGCACTCATCGCTAAAGACATTCTTACTAAAAAATAAGATAATAAATTACAAAACTAACTGATTATTATATTTGATTATTCTATATGGACAATAAAAGTATATTAGCCGGGATGATAGTTCTTTTAGTAGTAGTTTTTCTTACACAATCCAAAACATTCAATCGTTTGATAGATACCAGCATAGGAAGGGTTGTTTTGTTGTCAATGGTTTTACTTGCCAGTTATGTTCATCAGCTTTTAGGAGTAATTGTTGTTTTTTTTATTATTATTATGGTTAATAAAACTGATATTTTAGAAGGTTTCAGTGGAGGTGAACTTACACCAAGTGATCTAGGATCCGAAACTACTTCCTATAAAAATCAGGGCAAACAAATCGAGAATGTCGACCTGAGAGCTCGCGAAATGTGTATTCAAAAGGGTAAGGATTCAAAGTGTATTCCTGTAGACAAGGAGGAATGCACAAACTGCGAAAACATTTCTCCCAGTGAACCAGCCGAAAAATTCGCTGCTTTTTAATTGTATGTATTGTATATATAAATAATGAGGACAGAAATAATAATAGCGTTGTTGTCGATCTTCATCATTCTCTGGAATAGTAGTGTTAAAGAAGGTTTTACGCCTTCGATCAACCAGACTTTCAGGAAGCAAATGCGGTCGCTTCGGTTGTTCTCTGATGGTTTCATAAATGAAACGAAATTTAGAAATATGTTTCGTAGAGTTGGTATACTTTAAAGTAAACGCTCAAATAACTCCAAAAGTAGTTACAAATTAATATATTGTTTTTATATAGTATACATGATAGGTGATTTTTTCAGTAAATTAAATTCACATGTATATACGTTAAATGATAGCAAGTATTTTGCAGGTGTTATGATGATATTACTCAATGTTGGATCTAAATTTATTACAATTAAATTTAGCAAGTCAACTGAGGAGTATATCAAATATTCGGTGACGAAACAGATTTTAGTCTTCTCGATGGCTTGGTTAGGAACACGCGATATATACACAGCATTAGGTTTAACTGCCATTTTCAGTGTATTATCCGAATACTTGTTTAATGAGGAGAGTTCTATGTGCATTGTCCCGCATGAATATCGTGTGCTTCATAAATTATTAGATACCGACAATGATGGTGTGGTAAGTCAAGCAGAAATTGCCGAAGCACAGGCTGTACTTGAAAAGGCGAAGCGTGAAAAGAACAAGAAGATGCAGAAGGATCTGTTATCCAAGATGGATGTAATGGAGTTCTCTCCGTACACTGATTAAATTTTATATATTATCTTTTCTATTTTATAATAGAAAATATAAATTATATTATACCTAACTTCGTTTGCGAGTTTTATTTTTTACATTACGACGATTATGGGTTATGTTTCTGACATTTCTACGTTTTTTATGTGTCACATTACTGCGTCTATTACGCCTTGTCCCTCCATAGACAGGAGCAATAATGTACGGGGTTCCAGTTAATACCGCAAACGAATGTTTAATTGCGTTATATTGGTGATTGCACTTGGAACTAGCCAATTCAGAGTTGCTGATGGTTTTACCTTTGTGTAACTCTAGGTCAATTGTTACAAATACACTCGAAATAGATTTATCTATCTCTTCTACTCTTGTAATAGTAGAATCAACTGGGTATGCAACAGGAATACCTGGGTATCTTGTATAATTATTTCGTTGGTAATCTTCTCGGTGTTTTTCAACCTCGTTTAATCCTCCATATTGATAATATGGTGAACCACCTTCTTTATCTTTAATTTTTGCAGCCTTGTTTACATTGCTACGTGTGTCATATAGTTTACGTGGCGAGGTCACTTGCTTCTTCTTTTCCGAACGTTTATTAAGCTCGTCTTTTGCTCTGTTAACAACATCTTCTGATGTTTTTGCACATAAACCATCCTTTTTATTAAAAAAAAGACACGCATTCAATTTATAATCATTATTACTTCTAACAACACTGGCAAGAGAATTAGCTATATCAAGCATAATATCAAATTTCACTAATGAACCTTCAAACGCCTGTGAACCCATCATTGTCATCATAAATATCACGATATAACATAAAAATACAAATGGTATCTCTTCAATTTTAAATATAGAATGATCAATATTTTTATTGTCCTTGAATGTCATTAACAAATAATGTCTTCGTCTTAGGTTATACAAGAATATAAGGTGTTCATCTGGTTCAGTATCATTGAACTCAGTATCTATAGTATATTGTTTCATTGCATCTTCTTGTATTATCGTTACAACCCGTAGTTTAATACCAATCGCATCAAGGGATGCTTTATTTAAATATTCCATAGTTACATTTGTTCCCCAATAATTAGAAGTCATCAAATATTTTTCCATTGTTTGTTTATTAGCATCAACAATATCAGTTATATTCTTCGTAATATTTTTTTCTTTCATCAATAAAGCTGTAAATTTCTTACCATCTATATTAGATTCGACTAATATTTTTTCAAGCTCGTTGTTATATGTTAATCTTGTTTTGTCGTCTGTTTCTTTGGCAAAATATTTTTTTATTAGATCATCGAATGTGGATATCATTTTGTTTTTCACGATTTCACGAATACACATCTGATCAAAAAATTCATATTTCTTTGTTTTATCAGAACACTGAGTACTCGGTATGAGTTGGCTAACAATGCTTTGGATTTCTTTTTCTTTTCCTTTTTGTAGCCCTATATTTAAATTATGTAGATTTAATGCCTGAGCGATTGCATCAAAAAAACAATCCCCAGCTCCTATATTATCATAGAGATTGATACTTCGTATGACATCAATATAATTTGTTTCTGTAAGTAGGCCTGGTTGAGATTTACTGCTTTTATGACGCGAATATAATTCAAAATCTCGTCGTATTTTATTTGACAATTGTGTATTTTTTTCTTCAGTATTTTGTTTGATAAGATTATCATACATTTGTCTAACAATTCTGAAGAAATTTCGATTTTTTGCCAAAATAATTTTATTTTTATAACCTTTCATTCTAGGTGTATATGTAATGTCATTCAAACACTTTGTGTTTTTTGTATCACTATCAGCACCAAAGTATCTTCGAAAGTATTGTGTATATGTAATTCTATAAACATCAAAAAGTTTATATATTAGCACTTCATCACTAGTAGGTGGTCTTTTTATTTCATCTGTTAATAATTTTGGATTTGGTTTTGGATTTGGATGTGGGTTTTTCGAATCAAAAAAAGAATCTGAAAAAGAGCTACCTTGTCTTCTCGGAACAATCGCACTGGTTTTTTTAGCATCTTCTATTCGAAGCACACCAGTATTTTTTTCTTCAGTATTTTGACCATTGCCTGGTTTAAGTGTAGTTACACTATATTTTTTATCAAATTGAGGGTAACGATCTACCCAATTTTCTCCTGTGAAACTAGTCAACCCTGCTGTTTCCAGTTCAACCCTTCGCACTTGTTCTGCCTTGTCATAAATGTTGCTTTGCGAAGTATGGTATATAGTCGCCATCTCCGCTGGTTTGACGTCCAAACTCCAATCTCCTTGTATCATTTGTGTATCCACAATAACATATGGTTTTTTATCGATATACAAAACCGAACCATTCTTAAACAGCGTATCCAAGGTAACCTTGATATTGTTATTAAAGTTTCCTCTGGTTTTTGCCTCGTTCAATGCCCAAACTGCATCTGCCTTCGCAGAAGCTTTATTTTTATCAGGATCGCTTTTTGCTGCCTTTATTCTGCGCAAATGAGTGTCCGAAGCATTTTTATCACTTTGTTTTTGTTTAAGCTCCTCTTCTGCTGAAGCAAGGGAAACATTTGCTGCATCAAATTCTGAAATAATCTTTTCATACGCCTTCTTATCAGCGGCTTTCTTGTCTGCTGACTTTTTATTCTCTGCAGCTTTCTTGTCTGCAGCCTTCTTTGCTAAAGCGTTACTAGCATCAACTGCTTTCTTAGCATCTGCTACATTTTTAGCAAGTAGATCGCTCTCTAACTTTGCCAACTTAGCCTTATTGGCCGCTTCTGCATCTTCTAACTTTTTCTTCACATCAGCTTTCTTAGCTTCGTTCATTTTTACACGAAAATTTTTCTGTTGTTCACGACTTTCGTTAGTATAAAATTTATGTCTTTTTCCATCACTACCTTTTATAGACAAATTTTTATTTTTTATATATTGTTTATATTCATCAGGAGTTAAATATTTTTTATAATCAGCATTTGTGCGTCTCGTATATTCATCATCAATCAAACCATCAAACCAAGCGCCACCATTCTGTTCTTCATCACTACCTTCATCGTCTGTCTCTTCGCCTATTGTTGATAACAAACTTTTTCTTGCTAATTCATCATCTTCTTCAAATTCATCTTCTGGTCCTATATTCGTTCTTCGAGCAGCATTTTCCGCAGCTGCTACTCTGCGTTCTGCTTTTTCAACCTTCTTTTCAGCCAAACTCACGTTTTTAGCAGCTATCTCGGCACCCCTTTCAGCATCCTCCAACTCGTGGTCTTCCTTCTTAATAGGAACAATTCCATGATATCGCAATAAAGACTCATACAACCCCTTATTGAAAAATTGTTTAATTCTATATTCAGCAGGCACTTGGTCAACAATTCGCTGATTCAAACGAACGAGTGGAGTAAACCATATTTTCTTTTCTTTTGTATCTGGTATTGACATTTGTGGTTTGTAAATAATTGACTGAAAACCAGGAACGCCAGTATTTATGGTTATTCTTAAATCACTTGGAATCAAAGGATCATTATTAAAATATTGTATTTGATTATGTAATTTTGACATATTTCTTTGATCTTGTGTCAATATAGACATTGTGCTATATTATATATGGATTATATTTTTTTATATGTACCAATATACATTTAAAAATATAATCGTTTTATCAATTATTTAGGTGCATATAAAGTAATATAATATCAAGAAACTTATAGCTTATATAATATTATTTAGAAGATACATTTTGTAAGATAGTTGGTATGTTATTTTATATAAGAATGGTATTTTATATAAACATATTATAACCTATGTCGGCAATCAAAACAATTAATATTGTGAAAAATTTGACTAATGGATTTGTTAAGTTTTTCCTTTATAAAAAAAGAAGAGAGTTTAATCGAGCAAAAGCAACACAAAGAGAAAGGATAATAAAAAACAACAAAATTAAATTTATAATAAAAAAAGGTTGTGATTCAGCGTCGGGATCAGAAGCTGATTCAGATTTATGTTCAGATTCAGATTCAGATTCAGATTCATGTTCAGAATCAGGATCATGTTCAGACTCAACCAAATCTACATGTAATTATAATAAGAGTTGTACAAAATTACGTGATAAGCCACACAAAAATTGTAAAAATCATCATGATTCTTGTTCAGATTCTTGTTCAGATTCAGGTTCAGATTCAGGTTCAGATATAAGTTATAAAATATTTAAGTTAAAGAACAAGCAACGATATATAAAAAAAAAAAACAATCGTATTTTACATAAATTGAAACATAACGCACCTAAACCTCAACCAGGCGATGAACCTGCTTATGACACATATATGTCAGATTCAGACTCTTGTAGTGGATCCTCTTCAAATTCTGACTATTATTCTGATTCTGAGTCGGAATCGGTTTGTATACCAAATAATAAAAAAACTAACTTAAATAGAGATGAAATACCAGTTGAAACACAACACAATATAAATAAATTATATGGTATTTATAAATTATATTCGGATTATAAAAGTGTATGTAATAAAAAACATCACATGAATTGCGATTGTTATAGTTGTTGTGACGAAACTGATATGGATTGTAGTTGTTGTTCGGTTGATTGTAGTTGTTGTTATAATGATTGTAATAATACACGTAATCTTAACACACAGACTCCAGACAACAGAGAATATTCTGATTTTTTAAAATTCAAGAATTTACGTAATAGTGTAAATACTGATACCACAAAAAATAATACTGCAATTTCCACTAACACAATTCGCGAACCCCTGGAATTAATTGTACCTAATAAATCTGATGAACAAGTTAAATTGGATGCTATTCAAGGACAATTGGATAATCTATTATCAACTGATGTAGAATCGCTTACATCTATTGTGTCAATTGATTATTTTGATAGAATTCTGGATATATTAAATTCTATTAAACAAAATATCAATACAACTGACGAAACAATACGTAAACGTTTGATAATGATTTTACATATGATATTTTCATTTGTAACGACAAATAAAACAAACGAAAATCTTAAAAAAAATATAACTGAAATAACTAACAAATACAATAACCTGGTAGACAAACTATATCCAGACAAGAAATTTATACAACCTCTCTCGAGGGATATTAAACTCAATATGAAGTTAGACCCAGTATACGATTTATATGTAAAACGTTATGGGTTACCAAAGGGTAACTTATTCGATAATTCAAAAATATTATCATTGAAGGCAGAAATGCATAGTATATAAATATATTACATGATAACATAAGAACCAAATAATTTTAAATAATATTTATTCTAATATTAAACTCGTTCAATCGTATGTTTGTGTATGTGTCAGGAGTATCATCCAGAGTTGTATTGAATATATTATATTTATCACTGAACTTTAATTTCAGTGAAATGTAAATAGAATCACCAACAATTACATCATTTCTGTTTCTTATCAATCCAAGTGTGTATAATATATATTCTCGAGTATCTGTATAGAAAATATTCTCGATTTCATCTAAAGGATTGTGTTGTTCAGAATTTGAATATCCTATATTCTTTAGTTGAGGCCATCTATTCGTAAAGTATGTCATAATCATCACCATGCGTTCTTCTAGGCCATTCTTCATATTGTTGATAGATAAAGGTGTATTTTCATGCAACCACTTGTTAAATACATCAGATTCAAATGTAATTGTATAATCGCCTATTTTAGATATAGGTAACCCAGTGTCAGTGTATGTCCAACTAAAACCATTGAATACCCACGGAGATACTAAACTAGATGCTTTATTTTCATAATCAACCTCATATTCTGTCATTTCCCTATTGACTAAAAATGTTATCGGCTTATTTTGCGTCATATATTAAAGTATAATATATTTATAATAAATTTATTATAATAAAGTTTTGTTAAATGGTAATTTATTTTTAATTTATGAAAAATAACTATTTGAATATTAAATCAACACAAAACAAATCTCTTAACACTTTGTCGATCAATGGTATACATTTGTCTCCGCATAATGATATTGTTATTCCATGAGACATTGCAATAACCATTTGAAGTTTTACAAAATCCCCACTTGGTTTGATACGTAAATGTCTGAAATCTTCTGTATACATCAATTTGTTGAGTTCATCTATAAATTTATATACATGTATTTGATTGGTATCATTTGCAATCACACTTAAAGTTTCAGACAGATTTTTTTTTATAATCGTAAATTGTTGTACTGGCATATTTCTTATAATGTCGATCGGTTCAATTATACCTGATAACAAACAATTTTCTGCAATTTTTTCAAACGATGCATTTGATATATCTAATCCAACAACCAAATTATATATTATTTCCTTAAATTCGGGATTTAAATGACTAACAATACCAAAATCTAAAATACCGACCTTTAATTCACTTTCATTTTTCACGAATAATATATTACCACTATGCAGATCTCCGTGAATAAAACCATGTATAAAAAGTGTAACTAAACCGAGTTTAATTACCTTTTCTGCGTATAGTAACTTCTCATCACTTGTCAATTCATGTAATTTTACACTTTCAATGTAATCCATGACAATAACGTTACAATTTTTATCAGTGATAGACTCTATAACAGATGGTACAACCACATAATCCAGATGTTTGCAGTTTTCTTTAAATTGAAGCATGTTTTTTATCTCATCTATAAAATCGGTTTGGTTCTTTATTGTATTTATATTTTTATGAACTATTTCAGATATCTGTGTTCCCCTGAAAAATAAGTTTGTAATAAACAATAAATTGTCGATAGCATCATCTAGTGTTTTATCAATATTTAAACGTTTTACTTTTACAGCTAGTTTCTTGCCATCTCGATCATATGCTTTAAATACTAATGATATCATACCTGAATTAATTGGTTTGTTCCAACCACCTCTAAAATCAAGATTATGTTCAACACTAAGTTCGTATAGTGTTTTAAAATCAATATCATCTATTGTGAATGGTGCATGATCTGTAAAATCAATAAGCCTTGTGTTGAGTGTTTCATCAATAAAAGAGCTGTTTAATGCAAGAGCTTGAAATATTTTTACATATAATATGTTTATTTTAGATAATCTGATGGTTAATCTTGTAATAGAGTTAATTTTATTTTGTAAAACAATGAAAACGATTACTTCTGATAAAATAATATATGTAATATTAAATAAAAATATAATTTGTTTGATCATATAATAATTGTAGAACTGGTTTTATATGTTATTTTATTGTTTATTATAAAATAATAAGGTTTATATTATTATTTTACCATGATATTGTGCTTGTGTATAACTTAGTCAGGGGCAGGTACATTATTAATAGCGATAGGTGTTTGAAGCTTAGATTCTGATTTGTTCCTTGACAAGAAATCAAGTAACATTGTCAGGCCAGGTGGGGTAGTTGTTGCTGCTTCAAGACGTAATGAATATTTAATACTTTGATTAGCTGATGATGAGCTTGTTTCACTAGAGGAACCTTTTGCATATGATCTATAATTACCTGCACTACCACCACCAGCATTCCATGCATCTAGACCAGTTTGATCTTGAGTTACTTTTGTCGCTGAAACGTCTTGAATTGATACCAGTTCTATTGTTAAATCTATAGTAAATTTTTTTATTTGTAATGCTGGAACGTTAAGTAATGTAATGAACGGCAGATTTAATATATTTTGCGTTGTTACATATTGTAAACTACCATCTTTGAATACTGGAGCTCCGTTAGCATCTAGTAATACTTCTACTGAATCTTGTGATATAGTAACGTTTCTTAATGATTGAGATGACGGATCGATTGCAAAATCCTTTATAAACTTAATAGTAGATAGAGATAATTCTGTTTGTGCATCTACAACTGCGTGTAATGGCTGTGCTATCAATGTTGACAAATCAAGTTGTGCTAAGGAAGACATGGCAGAAACAACACCGCCTGTATTAGTCGGTTCAACTGATCTTGTTACCATTTTATATATTATACTATATAAATATCGATATTATACAGAAAATATTATCTATTGCTGTTTCCTAAATATAAATAAAAATGAAATCTTATTTGAGATGATATTCAAATAAAAATGTTTACCCAGAGATATATTCGTGCTTTGAAGCGTGATTATCCTACATATTCTAAATATGAAATTGAAGCTGCGCTTGTATTGTGTATGTTCAATGGATCACTTAATAATATATGTTAGTTACATCGGTTGTCAAAATAACACGTAAGTGTACCCTGTAAGCTTGCAAATATTACCATAACTATTATAATTCGCCACCAGTCTCTTGTAGTAGGTGTTTCAAATTTCAAATATGAATTACTATGTCTTCCTATGCTATAATGTATCAAATTTTCAAATAAATTTACAACAATAAATACCAAAAACGAAATTGCTAATAGATGGTATTGTTTTCTATTGAATAACATCTATAATATGTGAATATTTAATAATATTTTATGTTTTTTATTTGCGAGAGCCGCGACGCCTACTCTTTGATCGCTTCGCGCGTTTGGTTTTCTTTCCTTTCCTTCCCTTCTTACTGCGTTTTGTTTGGCGACGCTTTAAAGACCTACGACGTTTTTTCCCTCCTCTTGAAGATTCAAGACCAGCAACCTCTGTGTTATCTGATTCATCTTCCGATAATTTCATTTCTGATTTTTTATCTTTATCTTCAACCACCCCCGCAACATCCTGACCATCAGCTCCATCATTCGCTGTAAGAAGATTATCAACAATTTCTTCATCATCTTCAGATAATTCTACTTCAGGTTCTTGCTGCTCATCCTCAGCTTCCTTCTCATCCTCGGCTTCCTCGTTATCCTTAGCTTCCTCCTCAGCTTCCTCCTCAGCTTCCTCGTTATCCTTAGCTTCCTCCTCAGCTTCCTTATCCTTAGCTTCCTCCTCAGCATTCTTTTCCATCTCAGCCTCCTCTTCTCCATCACCGCCGCGACGTGTTTTACTTCTACGAGTACGCATTCTCCATCCAGACTTTTTAGAACCTTTGCTAACCATTTATAATTACAAGATAAAAAAAGGTTTTTTATGTTTTATAAAATGTTCTCTAAATTTAATCATCAGGTCATAATTCGCGGAACAATATTCATAGTATTCAATTCTTGGAACAGCAATTTACAGGCATACGGGATTTCTACGCGAGTAAAATCTGTTCGGTTATCACACATCCTACAATGATGAATGTGCATCTTATCATTGTACGCTGCAATCTGTCCGCACTTCTTGCATACATGCACTTGATACTTATCTGATACATCATACGTGCGTTCGCGTGTAAACCTAGCAGAACCATGCGAAATCATGCAGTCCCTCTCCATCTCACCAAAACGCAACCCTCCATCGCGCGACCTTCCCTCAGCAGGCTGTCTCGTCAAATTAACCATCGGCCCAATCGACCTGCTGTGTGCCTTATCATTTACCATGTGCTTCAACCTCTGATAAAACACTGGTCCCATGAAGACACTGCACTCAACCTGCTCTCCAGTGAGTCCATTGTACATAAGCTCATTTCCATTCGACTCATAACCAAGCTTCTGAAGCTCCTTGCAAATATCCTTGATCTCAAAATCGCCAAATGCCGTACCATCTCCGAAAAGTCCGAGCTCAACAAGAACCTTGCCTAGAAGCGTCTCCTTCAATTGTCCGATCGTCATACGAGAAGGAATCGCATGCGGGTTAATAATAATATCTGGCTTGACTCCGTCCTTAGTGAATGGCATATCACACTCTTCGATGATATTTCCAATTGTACCTTTCTGTCCATGTCTCGACGAGAACTTGTCACCGATAACAGGCTTTCTGATAATTCGAGTTCTCACCTTGGCAAAATTGTATCCATCGCCGTTCCTGTCAATATAATTCTTATCGATATACGTCTCTTCGTTTGTCTTGAATATCTTGCTCTGATCCTCATACTTGATCAACTTCGACGGATCATTCCTGTTCTCCTTGATAGGAACCATCTTCGCAATAATGATATCACGATTCTCCACCAATGTGTTCTCAGGAATGACACCCCTGCTATTCACCTTGTTGTAATTTCCCATCTTCATTCCCTTGGTCTTGTTGATGTCAGGTTTGCAACGGATCTCCTCGTCTCCATTTATCTTCTGCTTGTCCTCGTCCTTTTCGGTGTGATAAATAGTTGTCACAAACATCCCACGATCAATCGAACCCTTGTTTAGTAACAAGGAGTCTTCCTGATTGTATCCAGTATGCGTCATGATCGCAACAATCACATTACCACCCGACGGAATCTTGTTCAGCTGAATCATATTCATCACACGAGTATCGACTAGCGGCCTGCTAGGATAGTTCAAGACATACGCTGTCTTGTCCATCCTCTTTTCATAATTCGTCACGTAAACACCCATCGCCTGTTTGCACTGAGCACACTGGTACGAATTACGAGGCGATTGATTGTGCTCAGGGAACGGAATACAAGACGCAAGAATACCGAAAATCGTACTCGGATGAATCTCACAATGAGTAAACCTCTTCAACTTCACATTGTTCATCTCATGCGGCTTGCTCGCAATCAACGAAAGACTTTGTTCCTCAGGATCAACATACTCGATGATCGCTTCATCTAAAATACAGCTCGTCAGCAAATCGTCCCATTTCAACTGATGTTTGTTGAGTTTCTCAATAATCTCCTTTGTGACAAAGATACTATTGTCCTTGACACGTAGCAAAGGACGAGTCAATCTTCCCGCGTCATTACAAACACGAATCTCCTTCGCCTTATAATCAAATATCACCGAAGTGTAAACATTAATGATACCTTTATGCTTTTTGTCTTTCAAATCTCTATACAAATCTTCTGGCTTGTCGGTGTTACCCACCCACGACCCATTAATCAACACCTTGACATTTTTATGCAACTCGCCTGGAGTAAGGTCCTCCAGCTTCATTATCTTAGGCATGATGTACTCGTAAAGCGGATAAGACTCTGATGAAATTGTCACATGGGTCATGTATGCTAGGTTCTTGACAATACCAACAGACTGCCCCTCTGGAGTCTCGGCTGGACACGCAAAACCCCAAGTAGTATTGTGCAACTTGCGCGGCGGAATCAGCTTACCACTCTTGTCAGTCGGTGTTGAGAAACGTCTTGCGTGACTTAAACTAGATGCATATGTCATACGATTCAAAACTTGAGCAACTCCAACCTTGTTGCTGTTTGTGTTCTTAATTCCAAAATCTCCAGTTGAAAGCGCGCGCTTTAGTCCATTCTCAATAGTCGCCGACTTGATGATCTTGTAAATGTTTGTCATGTTCACTATATTCTCGTAATTGTCAGTAGACTTCCAAGAACCATTATTGATTTCCCTCACAACCTGTTTCTCCATATCTTTTACAAGCTTGTTGAAATAGTTGCGAAACAAATTATTCAGCAATGTTCCAGTCAAATCCACCCGCTTATTGATGAAGGAGTCGCGATCAGATTGTTTAATAACACCAGCCGCAGCGTTAAGCAGTTTGTTTGTCATATATCCCAAATAATAAATCTTCTGAGTCTGTGTCTCGCAGTGAGGAAACAGATCGTTGCTCAAAATCTCCATCGTAAAATCCAACTTCTTTTTTGCACCAGTCTCCTTGTCCATGTTGATCGGTGTATACATAGTGTATCCCGAAATATATCGAATGCACTCCTCGGTCGTAACATGCTTGTTCGACTCGATTATAGAGGCCTGGAGCGAATCCAACAACTCCTTGTTCTCAAAATCCAAGACAATCTTCTCGCAAATCTCACGATCAGACACAATACCAATAGCACGGAACAAGATGAACAACGGAACTGGCTGCTTCACTCTGGGCAACTGCACGTGAATCGGGTATCCGAAACCATTGTCCTTCGAGCAAATGTACATGTTGATCTGTTTGGGTGAAATGCACTTGAAACTGGGAACCGATTTTATCTCTGCAATCCAATTGTACTTTGTGTTGTTTTTCGAGATATTGAAACATGCGACCTTGTTCTCTGATGCCCTTTCCTGGCCTAGCACAGTCTTCTCCGACCCGTTGATGATGAAGTATCCACCCGCATCGAAACGGCATTCACCCGTCTCCTCCTGACTGAAGTGTTTATACTGACTCAGCACACACAAGTTTGACTTTAACATGATGGGCATCTTTCCGATGTGAACGTTGGGTAGATTTTTGTAGAATGTTTGTACATGCTCCAACTCTTTTCCAGTGCGAACAATGTACTTAATATTAATATCAATTGTCATCGCCGATGCATATGTGAAATTCCTGAGCCTTGCTTCTTGAGGAAACATCAACTTCGTCGCGCCGTTATTCTCGTAGATTTGCGGACGATGAAGACTGAATTTATCAAACGAAACCAGCAACTCCAGTGCATGCTTTTTATTGACAGGGTCGTAATCTTGTTCGGAGGCAATGTGAACTGGGTTAAACATGTCGATTGTCTTTGCGATTTGATACTCAACAAAGTTATTATATGATTCTAGCTGATGGCGCACAAGACGATCTAAGTGCTGACCCTCGAAGTACGATTCGATAATGGACCAAGGAGCCTCGGAACTATCAAAGACGGCGTTGTTACCGATTTCTGTGTTCATTTTTGAGTGTTTGTATATGGTTATTACCATAATTCTAAATCAATTTTTATATTGTTTTGTGGGTGTGTAAATACAAATGTTTTTTTTTCGTCGTGACTAATAATGAAACGAATTGAAATAAACCCAGAATTATTTAACATCAAAACGAAAAAGAAGAGAGAACCGATTCAGAGACCCATAATATCTCCAAATATTCTTAAAAATAAGCTATTAAGTCGCATAAAAGCCCACAAAAAACATGAAATTAAAAACCCTGCTTTAGAATCATCATCATCGTCAGATGCTCCAAAATTGGTGGATACAAACGAATTTGACGACTCTATGAGTTTTTTTAATTTGCTATCTCGTAAGGCTGATCTCCACAAGAAGACACTAAAAAGGTCGTCTGTTCTCGATGATACCCCATATGTTAATTTGGATTTGCCGCCCGATTTAACTCAACCTGTATATCAGTTGCCGTCAATTCAATTAAAAGCACCTCCTAATCAGCCACCATATAGTAATCTTAAAAATGGGTCTCGACCAACATATCGCGAATGGAATAAAACTATTCGTAATACAGGATACTCGAACACACCTCTTGAAAGTGCACCTATTTCCATTCGAGAAAACAGATTGAACGAACTGAGAGAACGCATCAAACAAAAACATCAAAGTGTAAATACTCATGTTAGTCAGACGAATCAACTAGCTGCAGATGTTTATAATATCATATCTCAACCTGTTTCTAATCCCATCCAGATTTCAAATCCTATAGAACAAATTGAAAATAAAGTTATTGAAAGTGTCATGCCAGATAGTCAGAGTCCAAATGTAAATCTAGATCTTGTGAATATAAACACAAACAATACGCAAACTAATAAACAAGATCGTGTAATTTCACAGACGATAAAAAAAACTATCAAACGCAAATACACTCTTGGTAAGTCAGCAAATAATCGTTCCGTTGCCGTATTATTGAAAGACGTAAATTCACGTAAGAATGTTCTTAAGGCACAGCGTGAACTGAAGAAGAAATCAATAGGTGATGTAAAACAATATTTACGCGATCACAATTTGATTCGTGTTGGAAGTAATGCGCCAAGCGATGTCCTTCGAAAATTATATGAATCTGCTATGATGTCAGGTGAAATAACCAACAACAATCAAGATACATTATTAAATAATTTGCTGAAAGAACAAAATATAGTTTAATATTATGGAGTTCGAACAGAAATATGTTAGATTTGAGACACCTCTTAATCAATTGACACCATATCAGGAAAACTTCTTCAAGAAATTGTCAGTCGCTTTGGATACAAAGGTTTATTATTACGGCAGTGTCCAACGTTTCGATTACTTTCCTGGATATAGCGATATAGATGTTTGTCTTTTTTCAGGTAACGTGGAGAGTACATTGAAAAAAATACAATTATTGCTTGGTTTAGATCAAGATGAATATGATCACTTGTATATTATTTTAGATAAGGAAGTCATGTATGAATGTTATAAAGTTATTTACGAAGAACCCGAACATAACTTGTCGGTTGAAATATCTATTTACAATGATAGTTTTAAACGAAATGACTTTTACTTGTTTAGTCAAGTAGAAGAGTACCCGTTCTATGTTGTGTATATCTTGTTTATTTTGAAATTTATGTATTATAAGTTGAATATAATACCTGTGCAAGTTTACAATAAGATCAAGGGGCTGATCATTGATAACACAATATACAACAAGAAACATATAACGCATAGAAAACCCGCAAGGTGGTAAAAGATGTAACTCTTTATATCATATAAATTATCATATTAAAATCATTTTATATGATATAATAAGCACGTACTCATAATGGCTCTTGTAAAAGAATATTTCGACCTAACAAAACGTTATCAGAAGGAGTATGGTGAAAACACGATCCTATTAATGCAGGTTGGGTCGTTTTTTGAAGTTTACGGAACGAAGGATTGTGTTTCAAGCAAAATACGCGAGTTTTCTCAGATATGCGATCTTAACATCGCCGAAAAGAATGACAAGCTTGGTAATATAAATATGGCAGGTTTCAAAGATATCATGATCGAGCGATATATACGCAAGATACAAGAGGTCGGATTTACTGCCGTTGTTTATACGCAAGTAGAAGAAGGGAATCTGTTTGTTCGAAATCTTGCAGGTGTTTTCTCTCCAGGTACTTATTTTTCGAATGACCAATCAAAAATAACAAACAACCTTTGTTGTATTTGGATCGACCTTTTCGAGAATCATATACTCATGAAAGGAAAGTACGTAGTTGTCGGTGTGTCAAACATAGACATCTATACTGGCAAGACTAGTATGTTTCAGTTCAAAGAATCGTATACAAACAATCCTACTAACTTTGACGAGTTGGAGAGATTCATTTCAATTTACAACCCCAGCGAGGTTATTATTATTTCCAACCTGAGCGTAAATGAGATTGATGATGTTATCAGTTTCACAAATATAAATGCAAAGTGTTTGCATCGTATTGATATGAAGGATGAGCGAATCAAAAATTGCAGCAAACAGAGTTATCAAAAGGAAATCCTGACCAAGTTTTTTGAAATAGAAAACTATGAGTCATTCATTTACAATTTCAATGAACAGCATATCGCGACACAATCATTCTGTTATCTCCTCGACTTTGTATTTCAACACAACCCATTCCTTGTTCGTAAAATAAGCGAACCTATTTTTGAAAATTGTGATGAGCGACTAGTATTGGCAAATCACTCACTGAAGCAGTTGAATATAATAGATGACTCAAATTCTGGAAGCAGTGGTAAATTTTCATCTGTGCTAACAATGTTGAATATATGCTTGACATCCATGGGGCGACGTTTGTTTGCTTACAATTTATTAAATCCAACGACAAATGTAGTGGATTTACAGCGAGAATATGACATAACAGAGTATCTGATAACCAATAAATATGATGAATTCAAGCAGCTAGCGGATATAAAGGATCTGGAGAAATGTAAACGTCTCTTGATTATGAAAAAAATAACACCATCGACGTTTGTGCAATTGTATGATAGTATTTTATTAGTGAGTAATTTGTATGAAATTGTAAAAAATGACGCGGTGTTGACTTCATATTTGAAATCAAAAAACATTGATGTCGAAACCATTTCAAAACATTGTAAAACAATTGTTTCGTTTATAAACGATCGAATCGAGTTGGATGTTGCAAGAACAATAGATACAAATACAAATTTTGATACAAATTTTATTAAGACGAACGTGGACACGATACTCGATAACAAAACTAATACTCTAGATGATTCTGAATCCAAGCTAGAGTCTATTCGAAAATACTTGAATGGAATAATTGAATCGCGAGAAAAAAAAGCGGTATCAAATGATTATATTAAACTACATGAGACTGAAAAGAATAATTATAGTTTATTGTGCACTATCCGTAGGTGTAAGCTTTTAGAAGATTCACTGCCAGTTCAAGAGCGCGCCGAAGTGTTAGAGAACAACTATGAGTTTATTGTATCCAGAAAAGGTATCGAGTTTCACAAACAAAGCGGAACGAATAATAGCATTGTTAATCCACAGATCAACGTGTTATGTAAGACTATCACAGGTATTAAAACGGAAATGAAAGAGATTATCTCAGAAGTGTTCTATAAAATTATAGATGCTTTTGACGTTGCGTTGCTGGATGACATTATACAATTTGTTACCTTTATCGACATCGTGAATGCAAAGAGCAAAATAGCAATTAAACATAATTTCTGTAAGCCAGTATTTGATGTGACAAAAGACAAGTCCTTTTTCAGTGCGAAGAAATTGCGTCATTGTTTGATTGAACAGATCCATACTAGTGAACTCTATGTAACAAATGACCTGGTGTTAGGAGAAGATAAAACAGATGGGATTTTATTATATGGGACGAATGCGGTGGGTAAGACCAGTTTGATTCGTTCAGTCGGTATTGCTGTAATCATGGCCCAAGCAGGGTTGTATGTGCCCTGTGCGGAATTTATATACAAACCTTACAAACATATTTTTACGCGAATCATAGGAAATGATAACTTGTTTAAGGGTCTCTCTACGTTTGCAGTTGAGATGTCAGAATTGCGAACCATCTTGCGAATAGCCAACCAGAATAGTCTGGTTCTAGGAGATGAGCTGTGTTCTGGGACCGAGAATATTTCGGCTGTAAGTATTTTTGTAGCGGGTATACAAAAACTATACAATATAAAATCTAGTTTTATCTTTGCTACACATTTCCATGAAATTACAAAGTATGATGAGATCTTGTCGTGCGATACGCTTAAATTGAAGCACATGACTATATTTTACAACAGAGAGCTTGATAAATTGGTATATGATCGTAAGTTAAAAAATGGTCCAGGCGACAGCATGTATGGTCTAGAAGTTTGTAAATCGTTGAACTTGCCTCTAGACTTTCTGGAAATGGCAAACAACATACGCTGCAAATATCACCCAGAAACAAGATCGTTTTTATCGCTCAAGCAATCACGTTATAATTCAGAAAAGTTGGTTGGGGTCTGTGAAAAGTGCAAAGTCAATATTGGAACAGAGGTGCATCACTTAAACCATCAAAAAGATGCGGATATGAATGGGATCATAGACCAATCCTTTCATAAAAACTCGCTTGGTAACTTGATGACTTTGTGCGAGAAGTGTCATTTGAGTTTTCATTCTATTGTGTAAGTAAAAAAATGATTTAGATTTATAATTTTATTTATAACTACAATATATACAAAATGATTATCCCCATCAAGTGTTTCACATGCGGCATGGTAATCGCAGATAAGTATCGTTATTACACAGAGGAAGTTCGTCGTCAGAAGTTAATCAAATCTGACACCATCGACAAGGTTCTTTATCTCACTAAAGATTATCGCGAAAAAACAATCGAAGGACAGGTTTTAGACGATTTGTTTATCACAAAGATGTGTTGCAGACGTCATTTCTTGACCCATGTTGAAATCGAATAAATAAAAAATATTATCTTATAGTATATGTCTGTGAAAAGTAGGAAGATTTCCAAAATGCGTCGTAAAAGCGCGAGTTTCCGTAAGAGAAAGCATGCCAGACAAACACGCAAGCGATCGCAGTCTCGCAGAAAGCGTGTTCGTTTTAATTTGAAGGGTGGGTGTGGATGTGGGATGATTGGAGGACAAAAGCAACATGGTGGAGGATTTACAAATTTTATTACACAAGACTTGATAAATATGGGTAGAGTTGGTGCACATGATATGACAACAACTATGAATGGATTAGCTGGAAATTCTAACGTGCACAACCCCAACCCACTTCCTGCTGCTCAAGGGCCATTACAGCTTTAGAGGGTCGTTAGGTATGGTAAACTGGAAAATGATTATAATATTTTTTAATTTTGTTCGCTTTATATAGTATGAACAAAATTAAAAATGGATCTTCAATCGAGATGAACGGATGGAAGTATATTTCTATAAAAGGTCGACCTAGCGAAAGAGGATATGCATACGGATACTTGTGTGCATCTGATTTCAAGGAAATACAACGTATGTTAAACTTTTACATACCTGAAACGTATGGAAAAGAATGGTCAGAGTTAATTAAGTTGATCCACGATGATTTCTATGATCTAACTAAAAACGAATATCCAGAATTTTTTCATGAAATGAAAGGGATCGCAGAAGGATGTAACGCAAACGGCTGCAAAACTGACATTGACGAGATCATCGCATGGAATTTTTATTTGTCTATTGGTTATTGGTTGCCTTCTGTAGACCCAAGTAAAAAGATCGTGTCAAAAGAGAGGTGCAGTGCGTTTATAGCGGTTGGTGATTACACCAAGGATGGAAAAATAGTGGTTGCTCACAACTCTTTTTCAGAGTATATTGATGGTCAATATGCAAATGTAGTGTTGGATATTCAACCACCCAAAGGAAAAGGACATCGAATGATAATGCAGACAAGTCCGTGTTGGATATGGAGCGGTACAGATTTTTTTGTAACAAGCAAAGGTATAATTGGCACTGAAACAACAATCGGTGGTTTTGAAGCATATGAAAAAAAGATACCTGTGTGTTATCGTATTCGGGAGGCTATGCAGTATGGTAATTCGCTCGACGATTATGTCGACATTTTGTTAGACGGGAATTCGGGAGACTATGCTAATTCCTGGTTGTTTGGAGATACGCGTAAAAACGAAATAATGCGTTTCGAAATGGGGTTAAAATATCATAGTGTGAAGCGGACGAAAAACGGATACTTTGTTGGTTTCAATGCTGCATACGATCCAAAGATTCGTAACTTAGAATGCAAAGACAGCGGATTCTCTGATATACGAAGACACCAGGGTGCGAGGAATGTGAGATTGAATGACTTGATGGACAAATACAAAGGCAAACTAGATATCGAAACAGCTAAAATTATAATCGCTGATCATTATGACGTTTACTTGGAGAAGGAGAATGCTCCATGTTCAAGATCAGTTTGTGCACATTACAATTTAGATTCGATGGAGTATTCAAATAAAGTGGAAGGTGATCCGTATATACCAAAAGGCGCTTGTGATGGTATCGTATGTGATACTAAAATGGCGAAACAAATGTCATTTGCTGGTATTTTTGGATCTTCGTGTGGTATGGGATTTGTAGCGACAGATTTTTTCTACTTGCGACCTCAATGGTCGAGATTCAAACCATATGTAAAGGATATGCCTACTCAACCATGGACTATTTTTCCTCTTGTAAAATCACGTTTCAACAAGACAAAGAAGAGAAGATGATCAAATATAATTTGTTATATGTGTTTGATTATTAGTTTTCATTATAGATTTATATTCTATATGCTTATAAGAAGATTTATAACCTCTTGATTTTGCAAATTCATCCCACATATTGCTACGTTTTTGAAAACCATCTATTAATGACAATTCACGAGTTTTATTTTTTTTTAATTTGTTGTGTGGATTAACACAACTAACTGAATGAATAATCGCATATGAATCTGTTTTACTAATACCACATGCATATATATACAAATAATCAATACCCCAACCAATCAAGGTTCCATCGTAAACATTCATAAAATTGACTAACGCTTCATAATTAAATAATGGTACATTTACCTCGACAAAATTTGTATATGTTAATTCTATACCATTTTTATTTTTTGTTATATTGTGACTTATCTTAGATTCGGGTTGAAAACTTGGACCACAAATACTAAGATTGTATTGCCTTGTAATAAGAAACATTTTATTTATATCATCAAAGTTAAATATTATATCATCGTCAAGTATAAAAAAATAGGAGTATTTATCAATTATATCTCTTAATGTATCGTAAAAATATTTGAAATTTTGAAATTTTGAACCTTTTCTACGAGTAATTATATTAATTTTTTCATTTGCACAATATCTTTCAAATGTTTCATCGCAATCTCCGTAATAAATTATATATATATCGAAATTCATTTTATCTGGATGAGTCCATAATAAATCAAACGATGTATTATCACCACAAGATGTAAATACCAAGTTTTTACTCATTATAAATACTTTTTATTATATTTTACATAGATATTTTTAAGAAATTCTTTTATATATTCGCAATTATAACACTTCTAAAATTTATTTGTATAACGACATTCTGTTGTTTTTATACAAATAACATAATAAATAGTATTGTTTATTCATAATAGAATGGAACATATTTCTTGGAAAGTCATCGATAAATATTTCTCAGATAATCCAAATAATTTAGTGGCACATCATTTAGATTCTTACAACACATTCTTCAACGAAGGGATACATCGTGTATTTCGAGAGAATAATCCAGTTCGTTTCATCGAGAATGAAGAAGAGGAGTCGAAGCATCGCAATGAGTGTCTCTTGTATTTAGGCGGGAAAGAAGGCAACAAGATATTTTTCGGTAAGCCGATTATATACGATGATAACCACATGCATTATATGTTCCCAAACGACGCTCGGTTACGTAACATGACATATGGTGTGACAATCCACTATGAAGTTGATGTAGAATATATTTATTATCATGGTGATGAAAAGAAGATACATACTTCGACACTGCCAGAAAAAATCTTTCTTGGTAGGTTCCCAATTATGATACAATCTGACTTGTGTATTTTGAAAACGCTCGATCGTGAGGTTCGTTTTAACATGGGTGAGTGTCGAAATGACTATGGAGGATATTTTATAATTGATGGGAAGGAGAAGCTGATTGTATCTCAAGAGACGTTTGCCGACAATATGTTGTATGTTAAAAAACATGCAGATATTGATTCTTTCAGTCACTCGGCCGAGATACGTTCCGTTAGTGAGGATACTTCAAAACCCATTCGAACGACGGCTGTACGTATTGTTGGACCTACTGCTGCATTTTCAAACCAGAACATTGTTGTCGACATTCCGAATGTGAGGAAACCTGTTCCGTTGTTTATTCTAATGCGAGCACTTGGTGTCATTTCTGATAAGGATATTATCAAAACGTGTTTGTTGGATTTGGAGCACAATACCAGTTACATTGACTTGTTCCGACCTTCCATACACGACGCCAAGATGGTTTTCACAAGGGAAATCGCATTGAAATATATTGCTACTTTTACCAAAACAAAGACTATATCAGGTGTAAACGAGATTTTGTCCGATTACTTTCTGCCTCATATTGGTGAACTCAATTTCCAAGACAAGGCATACTTTATTGGATATATGGTACAGCGTCTTTTGCGTGTTTTTACAAATGAGGATAAACCAACTGACCGCGATAATTTTAGATACAAGCGTGTCGAATTGACTGGTTCTCTCTTATATGATCTATTTCGCGAATACTTTTTGATTCAGAATAAAGAAATTGCAAAGCGTATTGACAAGGAGTATTATTATCACAAGGGTGAATACAAGGGTGATTCTACCGACAACAAGTACAAAGACAACTTTGTTAATCTCATTGAAACAAACTACCGCGATTTCTTCAAAGAGAGAGATGTTGAGACGGGATTCAAAAAAGCGTTCAAGGGAAACTGGGGTTCACAATCGAATACCAAACGTATCGGAGTTGTACAGGATGTAAATCGATTGAGCTGGAACACCTTCATTTCACATTTGCGAAAGACAAATCTTCCTCTGGAAGCGAGTGCGAAGATAGTAGGACCAAGGCATTTAAATGGATCTCAGTGGGGATACTTTGACCATTTGGATACTCCAGACGGAGCCAATATCGGTCTTCACAAGCATTTGGCTATTAGCACCCATATCACAAGTGGATCGTCTGCTTATCCTATCATCAAATGGCTAAGGGCTTATCAGCCGATGAAGTTGAAAGGTGAATGCAGCATGGAGTTTCTCGCATTCAGCACAAAGATTTTCGTAAATGGTAACTGGATAGGTGTAGTTAATACACCAATTGAGCTTGTAAACGAGTTCAAGTTATATCGTCGTAATGGATTAATACCGACATTTACAAGCATCTCGTTCAACTATAAACTTAATGAAATATACATATACTCGGACGCGGGGCGTCTAACAAGGCCTGTGTATTACATAGACAACGGCATTCCTAGTTATAAAAGAGAGAAGGTTATCAAAATGATTGATGAGGAGGCGATAACATGGGATCAAATTGTTAGTGGAATACATGAAAAAAAAGACACGCAATTCTACTATAAAAATAACAAGCTGTATGAGTTAGATGAACTATATTCTTTGAAAGCATCGCTAGACGATGGGAAGGCTGTCATAGATTACTTGGATGTGTCTGAAACAGAATCATCGTTGATTGCGACGAGTGATGAAGAGCTACCTAAATCTAGGTTTTATACACACGTAGAAATAGATCCCTCTTTATTGTTGGGAGTTATGGGAAATCAGATTATTTTCCCAGAAAACAACCCGTTTGCGAGAAACTCGTTTTCATGTGGTCAGAGCAAACAGGCGGTATCGGTCTATCATTCAAATCATCAAATGCGCATCGATACATTCGGTGTTGTATTGAATTATGGTCAGACTCCTTTGGTTAAATCCAGATATGTAGATTATGTAAATCACGAAGAGCAGCCATATGGTGTAAATGCTATTATTGCGATCATGTCTTATACTGGTTATAACGTAGAGGATGCTATTTTGATAAATGAGGGATCTATCAAGCGTGGTCTTTTCAATACAACTTACTATACCATGTACGAAGCTCACGAAGAAAGTTCTAGAGTTTCAGGTTCTTCAAACTCAAAATTTGCGAATGTTTTAAATCACGATGTGAAAAAACTGAAGATGGGATGCAATTATAGTTTATTGGACGATAATGGGATGATCCAGGAAAATACAAAACTGGATGAGAAGGTGATTTTGATTGGTAAAATGACATATGACGAGGAAAATAAGGATGTTTTGTATGATGATTCCAAGAAGGCAAAGAAAGGGCAGCTCGGATATGTTGACAAGGCGTTCGTGACACAGGGCGAGGAAGGGTTTAATATTGCAAAGGTTCGCGTGAGAGAAGAAAGGATTCCTGCCATGGGTGATAAATTTGCGTGTGCCTTACCCACCCAACAGGTTTTGACAGATCATGGCTGGTTACAAATTCAGCATGTTGATATTTTGAAACACAAACTCGCAACACTAGACGTAAATGGTCACATGACTTATGAGCACCCAGTAAATAAGTTTGAATACCCGCATGATGGAGATATGTATTCTCTCAGGAACGCTGGATTACAATTAACATGCACACTGAATCATAAGTTGTATGTGAAACGAGGTATTGATCTAAAATATAATTTGGTAGAAGCGGCGAATACGATTGGTTCAAGACTTCGGTTTCAGAAATCGATGCGAAATGTATATCCATATAGGAGGTATTTTATTACAAATAACGGAATAGTTTACAAAATGGATTTATGGTTACAGCTTTTGGGGGTATTTTTTATAAATAAACCTGTTAACGAAGATAAAGTAAAACAATTAATGACAAAATTAAATATCGAATATAAAGATGTTTCTTTGAATGATACGATTTGTTTATCTGATCCAAAAGTCGAATCAGAGCTGAAGAAACCTGGGTTACCCGACTATGTTTGGCGATTATCCAAGAAACAATGCATGATTCTAGTTGACGCAATTATAACAGATAGCGTATATCATCCTGATGTTATTCAAACGTGTAACAAGAGTATATTGAATGATATTAGCCGACTTATAATACATTGTGGTTGGACAAGCAGTTATGAAGAAAATAAGGTACTCGATTGTGTTCGTTACCAAATCACAATAAATCGTAGAAACAATCAGCCTTTCAAGGATTACGATGATGAGATGATTGTCCAGTATAAAGGGCTTGTGTATTGCGTTGAAATGGCATCTTCTCATTTGTACTATATGCGTGAGAATGATACGGCTCCTTCTATGTTGGTAGGTAATTCTAGGGCAGGACAGAAAGGAACAATTGGACTCATTATTCCAGAAGAAGACATGCCCTTTACAGAGGATGGACTCAAACCTGATATGATCATTAACCCACATGCTCTTCCCTCTCGTATGACAATCGGTCAGATCTTAGAGTCTATAATTGGTAAATGTGGCCTGCATTATGGTGCATATGGTGATTGTACCGCATTTCAAACAAAGGGGTCAAAAATTGACACGTTTTCCAAAATGTTAGTTAACGCTGGTTTTAATTCGTCTGGTGATCAGATTCTTTATAATGGTATGACTGGAGAACAATTAGAGTCTAGTATTTTTATCGGACCGACGTATTACATGCGATTGAAACACATGGTAAAGGATAAAATAAATTTCCGAGCTCGCGGTCCAAACACCAGCCTGACGCGACAGCCCGTTCAAGGTAGATCAAACGACGGCGGTCTTCGTATTGGAGAGATGGAACGCGACGGAGTCATGGGCCACGGAATGTCTTATTTCCTGAACGAGTCATTCTTAACACGAGGTGACGAGTATATGATGGCAGTTTGCAATAAAACTGGGTTGATTGCAATTTACAATGAAGAGAAGAACCTCTTTATGAGCCCATGTGCAGATGGACCAATCAATTTCAATATAAATAGCGACGGAACAATGAATATTAAAACGCTGACTCGATTCGGAAGGTCATTCAGTTTGCTCAAGATACCTTATTCGTTTAAATTATTAATACAAGAACTACTTGTTCTGAATGTTCAAATGCGTTTGATTACTGACGACAACGTAGATCAGCTCATGAACATGTCTTACTCCACTAATATAAATAAGTTGTTACATGATCCAGAAGAAGATTTAAGTAAGGTAATTAATAAATATGTCAGTATGATTAAAACATCTACTTCGAAGAATGATGAGGGTGTTGACGAAGATAATAAACCAGGTGAAGGTTGGGAAGATAAAGCTGATACTCCGATGTCTGATGTCTCCCCCACATCACCTGAAGTACCAGTTGAATCACCAGAATATCCGAGTGTTTTACCGCCAACTCCTTCATCAGATAGTCCAGAGTATCAACCCGCTACACCAGATTTTCCACCACCTGCTTCTGATAGTCCGCCATATGCACCTACTTCTCCAACTTATGAACCAAGTTCTCCTGATAATCCACCACCAGCAACCCCAGAGTATCACCCAACTACACCAGAATACCAGCCAC